CTCGACGATGTGGCGCGGTACGAGTACGCCCTCGCACGCCTCGGGGCCGGACTTGGCGCGAGCGCTGCACCGGTAGGCGAAGCCCTTGACGTTCTCGGCTCCGCGGCGCGCTGCGTTCAGGCTGGTGCCCTTGCGGCACCCTGAGCACTTGGGCAGGCCGGTGAGCTCGTACAGGCCCGTGCGGGAGCGCGGCGCGGTGTCTCGCACTTCCTTGCGGCGCTGCTTGTAGGCCTGCCACAGATCGAAGTCGATGAGCTCCTCTTGGGCGCCCTGGATGTGGACGCGGTTGCGGCATGATCCGTCGGTCTTGCGGCATCGACAGTCGGGGTTGTGGACGATGAGCAGGCCCGCGGGAAAGCCTGAGTCCATGTACCGGCTGAGCGTCTCGGTGCTCCAGAGACTGTCTTGGGTGGTGCGGTGTCCGGCGTGGTTGAGTCGGCCGGTGAGGGTGCCGAATCCGTTGCCTGCCACGTAGTCGCGGTACAGGTCCGCGACGATGGGACCGAGCGTCTCCTCGGGCTCGTAACGCTCCTTCTGGAGTACGCCCGTGGCGGCGTCGTAGCGGCGGTGCCAGATGTACCCCCACCGCTTGCGGCCCTGCGCGGGCAACTGGAGCTTGTAGCGGCGGTGTTCGTGCGTCTCGCGCCACTGTTCCCCGGCGCGGTCGCTCTCGTACGCGCTGAATTCCAGGATCATGCCGCGTTGGAAGCGGCCGACGGCCGTGGTGGCGTCGACGGGTTCTGTGGCGGATTCGAGCTCGCCGCCTGCTTGCTGTAGGCGGGCGAGCCATATCGCGTTGCCGGTGCGGTCGCGGCCGAAGCGGGAGTATCGCCAGACGGCGACGCCGCGCGCTTCCCCGGCCTCGACGCGCTCGACACAGGTCGTGATCTTCCGGCGGAAGTGGCGGCCGGAGACGTCGAGGTCTTCAATCCACGCGATGATGCGGCGCCCGCTGCGGCGGGCCCATTGGGTGATCGCGTCCCGTTGGAGCTCGGGACTGATCTTCTCCTCTTTCCAGGTGCTGACTCGGATGTAAGCGAGCCACGGCTCGCCTTCCTCGTCGAGGTCTGGCGAGCCGCGGAACGTGTCGGGCATCTGTGGTGACGTCACTGTGCCTTCCGTTCGGGTAGGTCGTCCTCGTTGGGGATGGACGTGTGCAGGCGGATGACGTTGGTGGGCACGTCGACGGGCTCGACGGGTTGGTCGCGCCCCGGGGTGGGGGCGGGCGGCTGGTCGAGTAGTCCGCGGGCGACGTGGGCGAGGGCGAGCGCGTATCCGGCGTTGTGCGCCTCGACGATGCGGTCGCGGCTGTGCTCGGCGTGCCGGTGGACGGTTTCGCCGATCAACGCGGGGATGGCTGCGGCGGTGATGAACAGGGCGCACCACCCGAGGGATTCGTGATGCGTGAGCATGGCAAGGATGCCGCCGGTTACAGCGCTCGCGAGCAGGGCTCGGCTTGTGAGGTATGTGTAGCGGCGGTTCATCGGTGGAGCTCCCTTGGGTTCGTTCAGGCCCCGGCGGCGCGGTGCTCGTCGGGGGGTGGTGTGCGTTGAAGGGTGTGGGTCATGTTCACGAACAGGCGGCGTGCCTGCTCGTCTTGGATGCCGAGTTCATCGGCGGCCTGCTCGGGGGTGATGCGCCGCTCGCCGGGTGTGGGGTGCTGTATGGCGCCGAGTTCGCTCGGGTTGAGGATGCCGGCGTGCACCAGCACTTCGCCGAGCGGGATATGAAGCGCGTCGGCGAGCAGGGTGAGCGAGCGGATGTCGGGGGTGCTGGGCTGCGCGGACAGGAAGCGGCTGATGGTGGCGCGTCCGATCCCGCTGTCTTCGGCGAACTTGGTCTGTCCCCCGCCTCGGAGTCCTAGGTCATAGCCCCGGGTTTCGAGTTGCTGGCGTAGCCATTGCGCGAAAGCGGCACGCGCCTTCGCGTCGTTGCGGTCGTCTCGTTCCATGCGTGGAACATACCGCGCGCGGACGAACGGACGCGAGATGGTCGGGCGCGTTGGCGCGCAAATTGGCTGGCAGGTAGCGCATTGGGCCCCCCAGGAAGCGCTTTCGAACGTTTGATCGATCCTCTACCCAAACGTTAAGTGCGTCAAGCATGAACTCTATGTGAGGTAAGCGGACGCTAATCCTTCCAGTCATGAAGAAAGTGTGAGTTTCGTGAGGCTGGAGTGATCCATGTGGGGGTTGCAGTGATCCACGCATGGACGGTACGTTCCATCCATGGACGGAAACAGACCGTCCATGAAAGGACCAGAGCTATGTATGACCGCCGCGTCCTCGTCGCCGCTGCCCAGGGCATGGGCGACCGTCGCCCTGTAGACATTGCAAAGCGCTTGAAGGTTGCACGTAATACGGCATGGCGTTTGTGGCACGGCCACACCGCGCCGTCCGCGGGTCTCGCCGCAGCCGTCGAGCAGCACTACGGAGTGAGCGCCCGGCAGCTCATCAAGCCGACCGACGCCACCGAGCGGACTGCCGCATGAGCGACGTAATCCCCCGCGCCCAGTGCATCACCGAGGCCCGCGCCGTCCTCGACGCCGCCCGCCGCCGCCGTGATCGCGACCGCGCCGCGGGCCACCTGCCCGACCACGTCGAACTCATCCTGCGCCGCCTCGAACGCCAGCAGGCCGAGCAGGACCAGCAGGCCCCCGCGCACCGCGCCGCCGCCTAGCAAACGCAAAGGGCCGCCCCGGATTGCGCCCGGAACGGCCCACCACGACCGCCACCAGAGAAGGGCACCGACCGTGATCACCACCCAGGCTATCGCCCGCACGCCCCGCGCCACCCAGGCCGTACGAGGCGCCGACGCCGCCCGCCGCCACATGCAGCGCACCAACGTCATCGCCCGGCAGCTCGAACAGATCGCCCCCGGCACCGTCCGCGTGCGGATCGTTCCCGTGTGGACGAACCGCGAGGGCACCGGACGCGCCCGTACGTGGGTCGTTCTCGACGCCGCCAACGGCCCCGTGGGCGGCGACCGCGAGCAGCACAGCGCCGCGTACGGCCTGCTGCGCCGCATGTTCCCCGGCGCCGACTACTCCCGCGCCCTCACCTACGACGCCCGTACCGGCGCCCTCACCGCCGACGAGCCGACCGCGCCGGCCGAGCTCGGCCTCACCACCGCGCCGGAGGCCCGCCAGTGATCCGCGCCCAGGTCACCACCGACGGCACCGCCGTACGCCTCCCCCTCGCCGACCGCGTAGCCGTCCTGGTCGACGAGCTCGCCATGGCCTACGCCGACAACCCCGACGACGTCGGCCGTCTGCTCGCCGCGCACGCCGCGTCCGTGTTCCGCCTCGACTACGCCGAGTGCTCCGAGGACATGCCGGACCACGTCCGCGCCATCCGCGCCGCCGAGGCCGACGCCACCCGCGACGCCCTGCTCGACGAACTGCCCAGCGCCGACCGCCTCGACGACGTCCTCGGCCCGGACGACGCGATCACCCTCGCGACCCGCATCACCAAGTGCGCCGCGCACATCCGCCTCACCAAGAACCGGAGCACCCGCCCGTGACTGTCGCCACCCTCCCCACCGTCCACGCTCCGGCCGCCGTGCCGACCCGCGGGGGCGCCCTGTCCCTCTCGCACATGACCCCGTACGAGGCGTGGCAGTTCTGCGAGTCCCTCGCCAACACCCCGTTGCTACCTGACGCTTACCGCAAGCAGCCCGCATCGGTTCTGTGGGCGATGGAGTACGGCCGCGCGCTCGGCCTCGACGTCGTGACCACCATCACGACCATCCACGTGATCAAGGGCAAGCCCACTCAGTCCGCGGATCTCATGCTCGGCCGTGCCCGCACCGCCGGACACCGCGTGCGCATCAAGTCCGAGCGCACCCGGTGCGTGGTGTCCATCCAGCGGCACGACGACCCCGACGACGAGAACGTGATCGAGTGGACGCTCGACGACGCCGTGACGGCCGGACTGTGCGAGCTCCGCAACAACCGCCCGTTCTCCCGCGACGACAAGAACCGGCCGCAGAGCTGGGAGAAGTACCCGCGCGCCATGCTGCGGGCCCGCGCCATCGCTGAGTGCGTGCGCGCCGCGTGCCCCGAAGTGCTGCACGGCGCGATCTACACGCCCGAGGAGCTCGGCGCCGTCGTCGACCAGGAGGG